AACTTATGGTGATGAATTAGTTGGATTAACTACTACAGCATTATATGGTGTTCATTCAATGTATAATGGAATCCCTTTATGGAAAACTCTTGGTGAATCTGCTGGTAAGATTGCATTGAAGCCTGATGATTCAGTTTATAAACCCTGGCTTGATTGGATGAAAGATGAAAGAGCTGATGACTACAAAAGAATTATGACACCAAAAGAAGGTGTATCAGGTCCTCCAACTGGAGTTAAACAAACATTAATAAATTATATGTTTGGTGAATTAGGAATTGTTAAATCACATTACAATCACGGATTTAAACGTGGAGTTTATTTCAGTTCATTCTATGAAAACGGAAGAGAGTTTTTGAGAGGTGAGATTGAAGTTGATGACTTAGTGATGAGACCAAAGTTTGCACAAGGTTCTGAATACATTAATAAATGGTGGAAAAGAAAAGCAATTAAAAGATATACCAAGTTACATACAGAGAATAGATTAAAGCCTGAAATACTTTATTACTCAGATATATTAGGTATGACTTGGGATGAATGTAAAGAAAAATATTTAGGAGAAGTAGGTAGATGATAAAAGATATAAGTGATTATTTTGTAGATAAAAACAAAAGCACTCAATATGATTATAAGATATTACTTTATGGTAATTATACATATAGAGAAAATTTAGAAGCAGATAGTTTAGTTGAAGTATTGAGACATACAATACCATTTATAAGTAAAAGGTGGAAAGTTCATTTCACTTTACTAATACCTGAATTTGTTCAATCATTAGACTTTCCAAATGTCGACCAAAGAATATATGAGTTACCAAGTTATATTAATACAATGAGACAGCACTTCAATACAAAACAATTTATGAAGCATGTTGATTGGAAAAGAAATGATTTTGATATTGTTTATACACATTTACCTGAACATACTTTACAGATAGCAAATTGTCTTAACAACAATTCAAACCTATCACCAAAGTTCATTGGTTACTCACATTGGTTCGAAGTTCCACAGAATGCTCCTTATGGTGATAGAGGTGGAATACATAAAGACGATCCAGCTAGAGCATTGTATTTAAGCGTTGCTGGTTTATTAATGCAAGATGAGTGTGGAGTGAATAGTGATTGGTTAAAACAATTAACAATCAAAGAAGCGAGTAAGCATTGGAATCAAGGAGTGTTGGATAGATTACAAAAAATCATTCAACCACATTATCTTGGTGTTGATAGAGTTAATATAAGAAAAGATTATAAAGACAAAACAGTTGTATTTAATCATAGAGGTGCTGGTTATACTGGTTGGGAATGGTTTGTAAAAGTATGTGATGAAATATGGGAACAAAGACAAGACTTCAAAGTATATACTACATTGACACAAGTTGATAGGCCGTGGAATGAAAGAGTTAAATGTGAAAGTCGTGATGAGTATATGGATTTCTTATCCACTATGAAATTTGGTGTGGGAACATTTCAAACATATTCAGCTTGGAGTATTTCAACAACTGATGGATTTTCTGTAGGCGTTCCATACCTTTTACCAAACAAACTTTGTTATCCTGAAATGACAAGTGTTGCTAAAAATCCATATCCTTATTTATATGATGATAGAAATGATTTCATAAAAAAATTCAATGAGATGTTAGATAATCCGATTACATATGATACAAGTGATTTAGCAGATAATATGATTTGGGAAGAAAGAATATCTAATTGGTTTGGTGGTTGGAAAGATGTTTTTAAATTAGATTCAGTAAAAGAAACAGAAAGTGTTTTAAAAATAAAACAATTTATTAAAGACAAAGGTTTTGTAACAAAGAAAAATATATTAGATTATCTTGGTTGGGGTGTAAGAATTAAATTCAGTCCTTACAGAAATGCTTTAAGAAAATACAAAGAAATTAAATTTACCAAATATGGTTATGAATGGATAGGAGAATAATGAAAAAATTATCAGCAGAACAAATACAACAAAATTGGAATACATTAATAGATGTTATCAACACACATATTGGTGATGATAGAAGAGATGATTTGTTAAAAATGTATGATGACTTTCAAGATAGAATGATGTTCGCACCTGCAAGTGCTAAAGGACATTTTCACAATGCGATGCCCGGTGGATATGTTGAACACGTTCTTCACATTGTAAGTCATTCACTTGAGATTAAACAATTGTGGGAAAAGAATGGGGCTGATATTAACTTCACAGATGAGGAGTTAGTGTTTGCAGCTTTACATCACGATTTGGGTAAAGTTGGTGATTTGGAACATGACTATTACATCCCACAAGATTCAGATTGGCATAGAAAAAATCGTGATGAGATTTACAAACACAATCCATCTTTACAATATATGAAAGTACCTGATAGAGCATTATGGTTACTTCAACATTATGGTGTTAAGGTTACGGATAAAGAATACATTGGAATTAAATTAACAGATGGTATGTATGATGAAGCAAATAAATCTTACTTGATGTCTTACAATCCTGACTTCGGACTTCGTTCCAATATGCCTCATATCTTACACCAAGCTGATATGATGTCAACATATATTGAATCAGATGAATGGAAACGAGGTAGTGAGACTGAAGAGTCAATTAATACAAAAGTTCCAAAAACAAAAAATGAACAAAAACAAGTAGATAACTTAAAACAAAAATTTGATGAGTTGTTTGCTTAGGAGATTATTATGTGGATAGGTTTAACGATATTGTTTTTCTTAATAAGTATCTTTACATCTGTATTGGTGTATTATTCATTACGAAGAATAACACAATATGAAGAATTGATTTTAGAAATTCAACAAGTGATTAAATTCTCAACAGAAAAAATGAAACTTGTAGATGCTAAAGGTCATTATGAATCAGATGATGAGACTGGTTTTTTCTTTGAACAATTAAAACAAATTCAATTATCCCTTGATGGAATATTTGAAGAGGAGATGCAAAATGCCAAAAAAGAAAACTAATAAGGTAGAAGAAGAAATAAAAAAAGTTGTAAAAAAGAAAAAACGAAAAGTTTATTTTGGACAAGAAGTTCAAAATGCTGTTGTTGAATACAATTCATCATCGGATGATAGTGAAAGAAATAAAATTTATCAAACAAGAATCCATGCAGCTTTTGATAAGTTGGCTGAGAATATAATTAACACATTTAAATTTACTTATTTTGATATGCCATTTCAAGATGTAAAACACGAAGTAGTTGCTTTTATGGTAATGAATATGCATAAATATGACCACACAAAAGGTTCAAAAGCATTTAGTTACTTTTCAGTTGTGGCTAAGAACTATTTGATTCTTCATAATAATAACAATTACAAAAAATTAAAAAGTCACGATAAAATGGAAGTATTGGATAGACATAGAAAACAAGATAGATTTGATGAGTCCGATTATATAACTTTAACTGATGAGATTATACAATACTTTGATATAAATCTTAATAGTATTTTTAAAAAAGATAGAGATTTAAAAATAGGATATGCTATTATTGATTTAATGAAAGCACGAGAAGATATAGAAAACTTTAATAAAAAAGCTCTTTATATATTGATAAGAGAAATGACAAATGTTGAAACTGCTCACATTACATCAGTTGTTAATGTTTTCAGAAAACACTATAAAAAACTACTTAATAAGTATCACAAACAAGGTACTATAATAATAGATTCCTCTGGCTCATTCTTTTAAATAACTAAACCCACTTCATTGTGGGTTTTTTATTTCATACAATTTCTTACAAATTTAATATTTATATATGAATAAGTCTATCTATAGGAGATGATATGTCAGACGGAAAAGAAATATTTGAGGGAAAAACTTTTCAAGATTTAACAAAAGATATTTATGAAAACACCACAAAACGTAAAGTTCAAATAGATTTGTTAATATCAGAAATACACGGATTCATTACAACCATAGATGATGTGGTATTGGTTGCTCCAATAATAAAAGAATATATGGATACTGCTGTTCGTAATGATGAACACTTGGTAAAACTTGCTGGTGTATTACAAAGAATTATTTCTAAATCACAAGGTGAATCAGATGAATCAATGTTATTAAGTGATGAAGAAAAGGCTGAATTAATGGGTACACTTCAAGATACAGTAGAAGATTTACAGAGAGAAAGTGATAAACTTGAGGCTACAAAAAACAAAACAATTGATTTGGGGAATTAAATGGGTTCGATAATAAAAAATTTACCTGGCCAAACAATTAAGGGGTTCGCTGGAAAAGAATATCCTGTTCCGATGTATTTACAATTTGTTCCGGGTTATTGTGCTGACGTTGTTCACTCGGAGGAGTCTAATGGTTTTAGTGGTGAAGAAACTGTCAATTCTATTTTTGCTGTTCCTCATGTTACAGACAAATTTTATAAAAGAAAACAAACTTCAATAGGTAGTGAAGATAGTAGATACTATCCATTATTAAGAAGTCATGGGGATGTTCCCTCTAAAGGTGACCCAGTATTACTTTGTACAATTGGTAAAGTTAATTTTTACTTAGGGCCAATGAACACTATTGGTAATAGTCCAACTTGGAACAAAGACCCTCACTATAGAAAAGAATTAAGTAATCCACGAGGTGGTGGATATGGTGAAACAAATGTATTTGGCGCACAGGTAGGAACGAGTGGTATTCATGGTGAGTCTCAAAATTTTAATAAAGACACTCTTTTTCCTCGATTACAAAAAAGAAGAAAAAAAGGTTTAGATTCTGGTCCTGTTATTAACGAAACTATAGGTGATACAATTTTTGAGGGGAGGCATGGAAATAGTTTAAGGATAGGTAGTCGTAGTGACAATCCATACGTTTTCTTATCTAATAAAAGGTCTGCAACTAATGTTTTTGAAACATTAGGTGATGGTAGTATAATAAGTATAACTTCAGAAGGAACATTGTTTGAACATTTTGATTCTTACATTGATAAAGATACAAAAAAATCTGTTATTGGATTTACATTATCTTCTGACACTAATCGACAATTTACTAATATACATACTATTGCTAACAGTTATTTAGAATTTAATAATGTAAAAAATTCTGAACGGATATATGAATATAGAGGGAATCAAATGTTACTACATTCTGATAGAGTGACTTTAAATTCAAAACTTGATGATATTTTTATTTCATCAGTTAAAGATATGTATATAAGTAGTGCTAAAAGTTTATCAGTTTCATCAGGACAAGAATTAGGTTTAGTATCAAATAGTGTGAACATAGGTGGGTTGAAAGAAGGAGATGGTATGCAACCTATGGTGTTAGGTGATGCATTACAAAACTTATTAAATAAATTAATTGATGAAATTAAAAGTTTAAAAGTCCCAACAACATTTGGGCCAGAGACGCCATTATCACCTACTACCATATCTAAGGTAGAAAATATAAGAAATGATATAAATACAATTTTAAGTGGTAACCATAATATAAAAGGAAACTAAAAGAGGTAATTATGAAAAAGAAAAAACTAAACATAAAGACTGTAATCAGACAAATTGTTAGAGAAGAAGTTGCGATGGCTATCAAAGAAGTGATAACTGAATTGAAACAACCAATTGAATCTCAACCACAACCTAAAAAAATAGTTGAGAAAAAATCATATACAAATAATTCAGTATTGAATGATGTATTGAATGAAACAGCTGCGAGTGATGAATGGAAAACAATGGGTGATGGACAATATACTTCAGATAGAATGAATGAAGTTATTGGTAAAAACTATGGTGATATAATGAATACCAATACACCAATTGTAAATTCAAATGATCCGATGAGTCAGTTCTTAAATAAAGATTATAGTCAAGTATTAGAAAAGTCAATCGAAAAATCTAAAAACAAACTTGGAAGATAATAATGGGATTAAAACAAAGAATAATTGATGCTAAAATACAAGCTTCAGAAGATGTTGGAATGGATACACCTGATACATCCGAAGGTTCATTTATTGAGAGGGAGGCTCAGTATATTTCAGAGGCTATCATTGAAACACTAACTGAGGCTAATTTTACAATAACACAATTAAAAGCTCCTGTTGTTGTAGAAAGTTTAAAAACATCTGAACAACCTGTAAATATTGAATTAGAAACTTTGTTGGGTGAGTATCAACCTGTCTTAAAATTATTAAGACAAATTGGTGATCCTCTTGGGCTTGGTGGTGCTATCGACAATCTTGAGTCAGAAATACAAACTGCAGTAACACCTTTATTAGAAGGAGGTGCAAAATTAGCTGGATTGGATATAGGTAAAACCAATGGAGCTTTAGAAGCTGGTGGTTATGTTTTTATTGGTGAAGATCCAGATTCACAAGATAGTTTTGATGTAGAGGATGAAGATGGCCAAAGAAATTTTACAACTGTAAAATTAATGCCTGAAGATACGAGTGGGTTAGTATAATGGCTATTAAAGACATATCAAAAAAACCTTATATAGAAGACAATGATAGTAGAATTAAAATTGGTATTGATTTACCAATTCGTAGAGATAATAATAAAGATGGTTTTTTTGCAACCACTTCAACAACCATTGAGGCCGTGAAAAATAATATAAGAAATTTATTACAAACAAATGAAGGTGAAAGATTTTTCCAACCAAACTTAGGTTTAAATTTAAGAAGACTTTTGTTTGAACAAATTACAGGTGAAAATTTAATTGGTATTCAAGATGCTATATTGGATAAATTAGAATTTTGGTTACCTTTCGTTGAAGTGAGAGACATACAAATTGAAACAATAGAAAGTACTTCAATTGTTGGAACAAATGAAATTAGACTAAAAATATTATTTAATATAAGACAAGACCCAAACACCTTAAACTCAGTATCAATAGACTTTGCAAGTGGTGATATAACTTCAACAGATGCTGAGGTTGGTGCTAGTGGATATTAAACGGAGATAAAATATGCCAACATATGGTAAAAATAATTTTAAAGAATCAAATGTAAACTATTTGAATAAAGATTTTACATCTATAAAAACTGCACTAATGGATTATGCTAAATCTTATTTTCCAGATTCGTATCGTGATTTCAATGAGACATCACCTGGTATGATGCTGTTGGAGATGAATGCGTATGTTGGAGATGTATTATCATTTTATATCGATAAACAATACCAAGAGATGTTGTTACCATTAGCGGAGGAAAGAAGAAACATAATCACTATGGCTAAGATGTTTGGTTACAAAGTAAAACCAATTGTTCCAGCTTATGTTGATTTAACTTTTACATCAAATGTAAATGCTTCAAGCACTGATGCATCAAAGGTAGATTATTCAAACGCTGGTATATTTAACCCAAAAAAACAAGTGGTATCCTCTAACAACACAGATATAATATTTTCAACATTAGAGCATGTAGATTTTCGAATATCAGGTTCAAATGATACTGAGATAATCTCTTCAACTGCGGATTCTGGTTTAGCTACATCATATCAGTTATCAAGAACTGTAAAGGCAATAAGCGCAACAGAAAAATCACTTACATTTCAAATAGGCTCTCCTGAAAAATTTAAAAAAATAACTATACCCGATACTAATGTGATTGATATAATTTCTTGTGTGGATTCAAATAACAACAATTGGTATGAAGTTGATTTCTTAGCACAAGACAAAGTTCCAATTCAAACCCATTATACAGAGGATGATAGACCAAATGCTTATACGGATTTAGCTGGTGTTATATCTGAAACACCTGTTCCATTTTCTTTGACTTATATCACGACAACAAAAAGATTTACTCGTGAAACAAATTTAAATAATACAACCTCATTAATATTTGGTAATGGTGTGTTGAAAAATGGACAAGTGGTTGATGATGGATTTATTGATTTAGAACAATTGGGTGTTGTCATACCTGGACAAACTAATGATTTAAATGATAGTATAGACCCATTATTGGGAGACGAGTATTCGACACTTGGTGAAACACCAAACAACACAACTCTAACAATTACTTATCGTGTTGGTGGTGGTATTGATTCAAATGTTGCTGCTGATGATTTAACCACTGCGCCAACTGATACAGCAGAAAATGGAAACACAGATGCTGAATTTGTAAGTGTTACTAATCAAAATCCTGCTGTTGGTGGTAAGGATGAAGAGGATACGATTGAAATAAAAGAAAAAGCTAAAGCATTTTTCTCAACACAAAACAGATGTGTAACAAAAGAAGACTATGAAGCTAGAGTATTAAACATACCGGCGAAGTTTGGAAATATTGCAAAAGCATATGTTTCAAATATAAAATCAACACAAAAACATAATTTAATACCTGATTATGCTCAATATCTATATTATGATAAATTAATAAGTAATGGTACTTATTCTGGCCAAACCACAGGCTTTCTTAATATGATTCAAATTTTAGAAGACCTTCGAGTCTATGCAATTGAGAATAGAGACGACTTTGGTAGAATTTATAACTATATGGTTGATAATATTTTTAATGGAGATATAAATGTAGGACTGGGGAACTATGCTAACTCAGAACCATATAAAGGTCTTTTTAATAAGTTACAATCAGCTGAAAGAGATTATACTAATCAACAAACATTGGTTACAAGTCAAACAATAGAATTTCCAATAATAGAAGTATATGCTTTAGCATATAATAATTTAAAACAATTAGTTGGTAATCCTCATGCGGATACCACTAGAACAACAGATAATTTACCATCTACGCTAACTGAAAATATAAAATTATATCTTGAACAATTTAAAATTA